ACCTGCACGGATATGATTATCTCCACCTGCTGTATTATACACAGCACCTGCAGCATGAATATGCGTATCGCCAGCGGAATCAGCATAAAACTTGCCAGCAGCTTTCATACTAACATTTTCACCAGCAGTTAAACCAAAAGTTGTTCCAGCTTTATTAGTGATTGTTGAAGCAGCTTCAATACCAAATTTAGTTCCTGCTTTCATATCAATCGAACCACCAGCAGAAACTTGTATGTTGCCACCGACAGCAACATTTAAATCTCCACCAACACCAATGTCTGCATTATTATTCAGATTAATTGTAGATGGACCATCTACTTGAATGTCTGCAGCACCTTTTACGTAAATATTAACACCTTGTCCAACTGTTAAATTTGCCTTTCCGACAATACTAATAAATCCATTTCTATCATAAATTGTATAACCATCTCCGATAATTTTATTAACTTGAGTACCATTAGCATCCCACTCAAGGAAAGAACCTGCTCGATGATATAAACTTAATGTTTCATTAGTTGGTGTATCATCAAATTGCTGGATGTGACCACCTTCACTTTCAAAAATTTTATTGTAAGGATAAACACCACCAAATGGTGCTAAAGGTTGCTCCCATGTGTCTGCTCCGTTTGCAGCTTCTATATCTTGGGTTCTAGTAGAATCTTTAAATTCAATTGCAGTTTCTTTAATAATACCACGTGCCAATCTATTAGTATCTGGCTCATCCATCAAGTTACGGAGTGGATATTTTCCAGATGGGTCTACGAAACCAACACTTTGATTTGCGCTTCTATCTTCTAGTAATGCTGTTTGTTTTGCAGGTGGTAGATCTTTAACTTCTTCTTTAGTATAAACTTTTTGATCGTCTGCTGCAGGTTTGTTAGTAGAAGTTGTGGTTAAATCTTGCCCAAGGAAATAATTATAATATTTTTCTTTCTTAGCATAACCACCGCCAGCATCAGCTCCACACCTTGCTCGTGCTGCTATAAAAAACCCTGGATCATCCTGTGGCGTTTTGACATTCATTTTAAAAAACCCAACACAAGCCAGTGCAGATGTTCTAGCATCACCAATAATTGATGATGGGTTGTTCATTAGATCAATAGTAATTCCTTGTTTCTTCAAAAAATTTTGCATCTGCTGATAGCCACCTCTACCAGTTATCTGAATATATCCACGACCATAAAAATCACCACCATCATTTGGTTGAGTGTTTGAAACTAATTTACCATTACCTGATGGTCTGTAAATAACATTGAACCAGTCTTTTTTAGTTCCTTGCCATTTAACATATGGTTGAGCTTCTTCAACAGTTTTAAAGGTATGACCAAATGTTTTTTTGAGATACTCAGCACTACTATAATAGTGACCTTCTTCAATAGGTTGCCAAAGTGTTTCACCACCAGCGATTGCCAATATTCCTGCTTTAGCATATTTACTAGTCATTCCCAGTTCATCACAAGCAGCGATGATTGCTGCAATATTTGCTTTAACTTGCGCTTTATTGGAAACACCTGCCCATGGTGGTGGATCGAAAGGAATTGCTTTTGATAAAGTATCTTGTGTCGCTGCGTTTGGAACTTTTTGTTCTGTATTATTTACTTTTGGTGCTGTCTTTACAGATGGAATATTTGGTGATACTACATTACTAGACTCTTGTGTTCCAACCTGAATAGGATTTCCGCTACCATCCGTTACTGGGTTTCCTTCACCATCTGTAAGAACACCACCATTAGTAGCAATAATAGCATCATCTGAATCAGCTGCAGCATATGCGCCTGCTGTTGATTGTGGGATACCACCAATAGTACCGAGCATAATTGGTTGTTGTAAATCATCATCTCTAAAAGAAATAACAACCCATGTTCCACAAACAGGTCCAACAGGTGACCATCCAATACCATTCATTGCTGCTGAGATTAGTGGCTGAATTGGATAAGCCCAAGGTAAATCGTCTGTTGGTAATATAGATTTATTTTCTGTGTGTAATCCAGTAATTCTAACTTGACATCTACCAAGTTTTAGTGGGTCATTTCTATTTTCAACTACGCCAGTATATAATTGCATTACTTCTTATCTCCAGTATCCAAATTTATTAATAACGAATCTTTAATCAATTCCATAGTACATTCATGCATTTCACGTGTTATAAAATGATTAATAGCAGATATAAGATAATTTCCTGAGAATAATTTGTCAAGAGTATCTTTATCTGATTTAGTTGTTGGTTCTACTTTGTTTAATTTTAAATAAACTTTTTTACCAACTGTATAATCCCATCTACCAGGAATTGTAATTTCTACTTTAGTAGATTCAGCTTGTTTCAATAAAGACATTCTTTCTTGAATAAAACTAGTATTAGTAACATCTCCAAAATTACTAAAGTTATTATAATATTTTGGAGAGAAAATAGTTTTAGATCCATACCTATAAACTACTTTACTTGATGCTGCAGGAAATTCATTTAAATGAGGTTTCTGTTTAAATGATTGCAACATATCAAAATTATTACTTGATATTTTCTTGGACAAGATATCATGAGTATACATTCTTGATCCATAAATTCCTGAGGTAATTCTATCCATATAGTCAACCCCAGTTGGAATTACTAATTTTGAAATTCTTTTATAATCTTCTTCTAAGTTTTTAATAGACCCACTAAGATTACGATCGTCTCTGGAATAATTATCATATACAAATTGTTGTACTACAGGTTGTTTGTATAACCAAGCAAGTGATAAAAAATTAATCCCATCGCGATTTTCAAACAATGTAAAACTAGGAGAGTTATCTACGTTAACTGAATTTTCTGTTAAATATAATAGATTTTTTACAGGAGACCAAAAATTAGAAGTATACTTGGTTGAATTTTTAGTTTCTTCAATAGTATACCGATTTGTTTCTAATTGTAATCCATTTACTTTATCTGTTAATAAAGTTTTGACTATATCAGAAACTTTACCAGAAAATGTTTTACTTATTGATTTGTTTAGATCGATAAGAGCATACTGGTTTATAAAATGTAATTGATAACCTACACTTCTGTCACCCAGCATATTTCTATCAGTCATTTTGTAAATATAAAATTTACCATCCAAATTACCTTTCTTTAAGGTAGGAGTTTTTATATTTAATTCAAGATACTCTTCACCAATAAATGGAAATAGATTGGCAAGATCAAGAGAATCTTTTAAAATAATCGTACCTGTGATGAATGGCGATAACAGATCTTCAAATATCTGTATACCTTTAATTTGATTTAATACATTTTGCCCAAGACCACGTGATGATATAATTGTAGCTTTGACTATATCAACGTCACCAGCAAATCTTAATGTTTCTTCTGCCATTAGATTATATCTTCAAAGTTCTTTAATACTATATTTAATAGTTCTGGAGAAACAACTTTAATTGTTCTTTTAGATTCATTAACATTATCTTCATATTCCCAGTTAGTAACTGGTTGAGCATTTGGATAATCATATGAAACAATTAAATTATTAGCCTCATAGTGATGTATCGCATAAGGATCATTATATTTTTCTGTAATATATTTTTCTAGTGCTGGTGTATCCATCAACCAGTCATTTCTGTAATCATATCTTTGATTGGCTAACATTATAACCCAGTGTAAATTTGAATCTCCATAAAATCGTTCAGCAAGAATTTCTGGAGTTTCACCACTTACAACATTATATGTATCATAAACTGAAATATTTGCCAGTACGTCTCTGCGAAAACGAATGTTACGAGTGATATCAGTTATTGCATAGGTAACTCTTTCTTTTCCTGGAGTTATCTCAAAATCATACATAAAAGTTGGGAATTTTTCAAAATACATTATAGACCATCCTCAATTTTCTGTTTTGTTAGTAGAGAGAGTTCACGGAACTGAAGTGTAATATTAATCTGTGTTGGCATACCATTTGCAAATGTGTTAAACTGTCCGTTCGGTGTATAGTTTACATTCATCTCAGTCAATACACAAGAAGTATGTCTATGAACATATGGATTCAGTCCACCATTTTGCCAATATTCAACATCAAACTCAGAAGGGTAAACGTATAAAAATTCATTGGGATCTTTAAACTCTGGATGCATGTGGAGTTTAAATGCATTAATAATTTCCATTACGTTTGCAGCTTCAGTAGGATCTCTGGGAAAGAACTGATAGTCAAACTGGAACGTTCTATAATCAACTCCCTTAAATACTTGTTCTTTCTTTGGGTTTGCTGCTAGACCAGTTGCAGCAGAAGCAGCTGCACCTTGTTTATCACTCTTCAATCCCATAGCTGCAATTACAGGTGCACCTTGTCCTAAACCTTCTCCAAGACCAGCAGATCCACCAGTAGCGAATGCTTTCATGGCTGCTTCTGCGCCACCTGCTGCAGCTTGATACGCAAAGGTATCTTCTTCTGACCATTGCATACCATATCTAATACTTAACTGATTTGGAATATACAAAGCAATGGCAGTTTTTAATCTTTTCTGTGCACGAGAAAGTGTGCTTGTTTGCGACATTGCTGCGCCAATACCAATAGCAGCTGGACCAGCATTTGCTCCAGCCCCAAGCACTGCACCTACTGGACCTTTTGCTAATAAACCAGCACCTGCTCCACTTAATGCTTGACCAGCTGCATTAAGTGCAACAAAACCTGTTTTCTGAGCAGCAGTTGCTTGATCGCCAAACATCTTTTGATTTATTGCTCTTAATCCACCAAGATCACGTTTAACCATATTATCAGGTATGGTAGCTGGGTTCTTATCTTTTAAAAATTTTGAATCTACGTTTACGTTAATGTAAAATATAACATAGTTTCCCCCATAATCTGCAGAGTTGGTAATATCAGAAGGAAACGAGTGATGTGTTAGATCATACTGACTTAATGTTCCTTTACTATCTTTACGCTGTTGATATAAAGAAGAACCAGCTCCAGTATTTGCGCTAAAATTAGACTTAACATTGTTGGCAGCGTTTTTGGCTTGGTCTGCATAGCCCTGCACTTTATTGGTTATGCTGTCGAATATTCCCATAGGATCCCTAAATAGATGGAAAGTTATTGTTCTCTTTATTTATTTAGGCATGTTTCATAAACGATTATATAAACCAATGTTCCCAGAGAAATATTCAGGGGATCCCACAAACATAATTATGAGAAGTTCTTGGGAAACTAAGTTTGCTTCTTGGTGTGATAAAAATCCCTCTGTAATTAAGTGGAAATCTGAAGAAACCGTAGTTCCGTATCGATGCCCGACAGATAATCGATTACATCGGTATTTTGTAGATTTTCAGATACAAGTTCGTCAAAAAGATAATGTTTTAAAAACGTATCTAATCGAAGTAAAACCCGCAAAACAATGTCAGCCACCAGTATATCCTGGACGTCAAACCCAACGGTATATAACTGAGTCTTTAACTTACATCAAAAACCAAGCAAAGTGGGCTGCAGCCAAAGAATATTGTAAAGATAGAAACTGGGAATTTAAAATAATTACCGAAACCGAACTCGGTATCTAATGCCTAAATAATAATATGGCAACCAAACCAACTACATTCCAAGACGTTTTTGACCAGCACCAGTATGATTTAAAGACTGCTGTGCGCAAGTCACGTGCATGGTTTGATCAAGAAGCCACAAAAATGACTAGGCAGGGTATTACGCCACCTAAAGTTATGAAAGGCGATCTTGCTGCATTAAAAACTGGAATAGTTCCAGGTAAACTGTATATGTTTATGTATGATCCGAAATTAAAAGCGGAGCTACCTTATTATGATAAGTTTCCTCTAGTATTTCCATTTAGAAAGGTAGAGGGTGGGTTCTTGGGGTTGAATATGCATTATCTTCCATATCAATTAAGAGTAAGATTATTGGATAGATTAATGGCGTTTCAAAGTAACTCAAGAATGGATGAAACTACAAGAATTAAATATTCGTGGGCTATGATTGATGGTGTTTCAAAATATGCTGCAGCTAAACCCTGCGTTAAACATTATTTGGCTCCACACGTAAGAAGTCAGTTTAGACTAATCCCAGCAGACGATTGGGCAACAGCCATGATGTTACCTGTTGAACGATTCGTTGGTTCTACTAAAGAAGCTGTATGGTTAGATTCAAAGAGAAAAATAGGTTAAAGATATGGCAGACGCAAAAGCTGGTGGTTTAAAGAATTTTATTGCTGCAGTTAAAACTGAAGGATTAATGCGCACAGCACGTTATGCAGTAACCCTTTCTCCACCGAAGGCAATGAAAACACCAAGAGATTTAAGAAAGATTTTATTGTTCTGTTCTGACGTTCAGATTCCAGGTGTGACGATGTCTACCACTCAGATTAGAATGTTTGGTGAAATTCGTGAAACTCCATATGAGAAAATGTTTGATAATGTTAATATGACTTTTTATGTTGACAATAACATGAAAGTTAAACAATTTTTTGATGATTGGATTAATGTTATTCAGAATCCATCAACAAGAAGTTTTGAATATTACAAATATTACATTACTGATATGACTTTAGATATTGAAGATACTAAAGATAGAAAACGCTACCAAGTTAAACTATTTGAATGTTATCCTAAAAATATAGGATCAATTTCAGTTGGTCATGAAAGTAAAGATGTTATGAAATTGCAAATTTCTATGAATTACAAATATTGGACATCGAAGTCTTTTGATGCACCGATAGAAACTAAAGAATCACCATGGAGCAGATATTTAAAAATGCCAACTATCAATGGTCGTGAGTTAGAAAGTTTACCAAGTGTTCCGTCAGAATGGGCTGAGAATTACTTAGGGTTTCAGAAAGATTTTAATAATCCATTACCAGAAAATGACAGTATGGTAACTGGTGTAACTAACTATTTTGGGAGATAATATGTCAGAAGTTAAAAAAGACGAAGATTGGATGCAAAAGAAATGGC